GAACTTGCAGTTTATGTATATGTAAATCACGAAAAGATGGAAGATCCATCTAAAGGTGCCTTATTTTACCATGCCGATTATGTTAATCCCCAATGGCGAAATATGGAAAGATTGGCCGTTATTGGTCGGCACATTTTTTATAACAGGAAGGATTTAAAATCAATATGATTACTGATAAAATAAACGATTTTAAAATAATCGTCATTTGCGTTTCAACATTAGTATTAGCCACAATCATTTCATTTGCTTGGTTCAATATTCACGATAGGTCACTAATGGCTGCAAATATGGATGAAGCAATTAAAAAAGGAATCGATCCAATTTCAGTTCGTTGTTCATATGTTCAAAGCACAGACTTAATTTGTATTGCGTTTGCTGCTTCAGCACAATCACACAATGTAGCTCAACAAGTTAAAAGATAAAATAGGAGTATTATATTATGGCAGTAAAACAATTAACAATTAACCAGCTCAATGATTCGGATCGTGAGAAGTTATTTAAGGTCGTTAAAGAATGTTCAGGATCACTAACTAGAATTGAGGGTGAACAAGACTACATTCGTGAGGCAGTTGCAGATACCGCAAAAAAGATGCAATTACCAAAAAGATTGGTTTCAAGACTAGTTAAGGTTTATCATAAACAAAACTATGATGAAGAAATTGCAATACATGAACAATTTGAAAATCTATATGAAACGGTGGTAAAATAATGTCTAAATTTACTTTTATATGTGAAGATGATCCAATGCCATTTAGTGATGGCATTGTTTCGAAGAAAACAGTTGAATTCAATGGTGAGTCTTTAGATAATATTATCAGCGAATTCGAAATGTTTCTAAAAGGTTGTGGATTTCAATTTAATGGTCAACTGGATTTTGTAGATAATCATAGTGATAGTTTTGACTATAGTGAAGAACCATCGGAGTGGTATAACGAAGAATTTAAAACACCACAATCTGATCCTTGGACTAAAATTGTTGAACGACATGAAGAACAATTAGAACAGGACTATTTAAACAACATTTTTGGTTCTTCAGATTTGCTTTGTCCTGTATGTAAGTTATCTAAAAAAACAATGGGAGGCCACAAATGCTGGGACGTTAATTGTCCCGTTACTGAATGTGGAAAATAATGGCAACAAAAGAAGAAATGCGGAAGTTTGCTATGAAAATAGAAGGTTTGGTTGCTAATACCGACTATACTTATCTTGAAGCCATAGTTCAGCATTGTAAAGATACGGGATTAGAAATTGAAGTGGCAGCTACACTTGTGAATCCCACTTTAAAAGCAAAAATGCAAGAACAGGCAGAAAAAGCAAATTTACTCAAAGTGAAAACTTCTCGATTACCTATATGAATGGTTATGAAACCTTTGAAATATTCCAGTCATTAAAACTACATTTTACCACCGAAAAATATGATTATTTTAAGTATGGCGGTAAAACAAATGTTAACGTTAATGCCTTTGAGAATAGAAAAGACAAATACCATTTCTATAAACTCTCACGCAAATTTAATACCAAAGAAGATTTAGAATCTTTTATTGTTGCTAATTTTGTAGAGGATGATATTAAATGGGTTGGCGACCTATTATTAGAAGAAGCCAAAAATACTCACCTAAAAAGGCAACGGGTATTACAGTCTTTATCTTATACCTTTGAAAATGATTGTAAAGTTATCCTTGAAGATTGTAAAGTAAAAACCGAAGATTGTAAAGTTATCTTCAATCGAATGTTGAAGGTGAATGATGGTAATTATCCACCACTACTTACCTTGGCTCTAAGAAAAGAAATTCAAATAGAAACGGTAATTATACTTAACAAGATTTTAGGTTTTGTACCGAACTGGTCTAAACAGATTACTGACAGTATTAGATGGCCAGATTACCGAAGAAAAATTGACAAGTATGCCTCTTTTTTACCACAAGATGTAGTAAAATATACATTGATACTAAAAAAGATGATGAATAATGATTGAGAAAATATATTTAGATATGGATGGAGTCATTGCCGATTTCAATAAAAAATATCGGCAACTCTATAAGATATATCCACATGAGGCAGATACTTATAAGGTATTCGATAAATTCTTCAACCAATTTATTGAATCGAGAGAATTTGCAAAATTAGATTTGATGCCAGATACTATGGAGTTAATTGAGTATCTGAGATCATTACCTATTCCTACTGAGATATTATCTTCTACATCCTCCGAAAAAAGAGATGCTCCTATTAGAGAGCAAAAACTGGAATGGTTAAAGAAACATGGTATTGATTTTCCAGTAATTTTAGTTCCAGGTAAAAGACATAAGAAAAATTATTCTAATGTAAATTCACTATTGATTGATGATACGGAACAAAATATCAATCAATGGCGAGAAGTAGGTGGTGTTGCTATTCACCACAAAGATGTTATTAGTACCTTAAAAATACTAAAAGATTTACTAAATAAATGATATATTATGTTTATGTGGATAAGTCGTTTATATACCGTTAATACTCCGTTTATACGAAAGGAAATACTATGAGTAGTTTTGCTAACCTCAAGCGTGGCCGTAGTGATTTGGAAAAACTCACCAAAGCAATCGAAGCCACAACTCAATCCGCTGATGCGGGATCCAAAGATGACACCAGACTATGGCAACCAACTGTTGATAAAGCAGGCAATGGTATGGCTGTTATTCGTTTTCTTCCAGCACCTCAAGCCGATGGTGATGATGCACTCCCATGGATTCGCATTTTCTCCCACGGATTTCAGGGACCTGGTGGATGGTTAATTGATAATTGTCTTACAACGCTGAATGAGAAATGTCCAGTTTGTGAAGCCAATTCTATGTTATGGAATTCTGGAATCGAAGCAAACAAAAACATTGCTCGTGACCGCAAGCGTAAGTTAAGTTATCTTGCTAATGTACTTATTGTTTCTGATCCATCCAACAAAGATAATGAAGGTCAAATTAAGTTGTTTAAATTTGGTAAGAAAATCTTTGATAAGATTTCAGAAGCAATGAATCCTGAGTTTCCCGATGAAAAGCCTATTAACCCATTTGATTTTTGGGAAGGCGCTAACTTCAAATTGAAGATTCGTAATGTTGAAGGTTATCGTAATTATGATAAATCAGAGTTTGAAAGTCCTTCTGCTCTGTATGATGGTGATGATGAAAAACTTGAAGCATTGTGGAAATCAGAATTTGGTTTAAAAGAATTTACTGATAAGAAGCACTTTAAATCTTATGACCAATTAAAAGGTCGTTTAGATAAAGTTCTAGGTACAGCAGTTCCTGGACTTGCTGCTGTTAAAGCTGCTGATGCAAATTTATCTGAGGAAGAGGAGGAGTTTAATACCTCTGGTGCTGAAGATGAAGATTTGGATTATTTCAAATCTCTTGCAAATCAGAATTAAAAAATCCCATGCAAGTATTGAACCCCGCTTAGGCGGGGTTTTTTCATATTACTCGGGTAATCATATTCTCAAACATCAAATTATCCCAAGCACTTACTTGTGTACCTGATGGAGCACTTGCCATCTGAGTTCTGCTATTATCTACATTGACGATTGGAGTTGTTGTAGATGGTGTGGAGGTTGATGCCGGAGGTGATGCAATAGCAACAGAAGCTTCATTAATCGTTGCACCACTAGGCGCTGACCCACTAGAATACAATGATGCCATATTCGTAGCACTTTTACCTACACTTGCACCAGGTAAATATTTGTCATTTGTATTTTTGCCTTCCAAAAATAAAGCTTTGGCGCCACCAACACCACCATGATGAGCTGCATATAGTCTAGATGCGATAGCTGCACCATCACCCTCTACACCTTTCATTACACCAGCTTTGTTCAAACCTACCATGTTCATTTGAGTATATTTTTTCATCAAATCTTCTTGAATTTGTAAATTATTCAAGAAGTCATCTTTATTTTTCATGCCGTCTTTGCCAGTCCAATTATTTGGATCATAAACAGCATTATCATTTCCTTTACTGGTTCCTTTTTTCAAATAACCAAAAGTTTCTAACGCTTGAGCACCAAATTGATATTTTCCTAAAAAACCTTTACCATTATCAATGGATTTGTTTCCACTTTCTTGTTGAGCTACCAATTCTTTATATTTGTTATAATCAAAACCAATTGGAGATGGTGAAGTACTCTGATTGGGAACTATATCGGATCCTGCACCAACCTCAGGAGAATAAAATAATAATGCCGTACCTAAGGCCAATTTTGGAGGTGCCATTCTTTTTGGTGGAGGTGCGGCTTTTTTAGGTTTATCTTTATCGGTTTTTTTATTTTCTTTTCTATCCGAATCTGGAACATCAGGTACGTTAGTTGGTACTGAATCAAGTAATTTCTTACCAAGAAGTAATGCTCCTAATTCAAGAAGAGCTGTTTTAATTACTCCACCTAAAGAACTTAATGCACCACTTATAATACTACTTAAACCTGATAGACCAGTAAATAATTGTTGTATGAGTGATTTAGATTCACCTTTTGCAACAGGTTGTGGAGAAGTTTTACTGCCTTTTTTAAATTGATTTTCATAGGCATCTTCACGAGCACCCGCTCTTTTGAAAAACATATCGGCTTTCATTTCAGCCGTATCGCCTTGAAGTCTTACCAACTTCATAATATTTAATTTTGCTAAATTAATATCTCTAGCAATTTGAGGCAAAGCTACCGAATTTTTTGCAGAAATCCTGGTATCATTTTTAATTGATAATAGTATTTCAATACTTTCTTGCGAAAAAATTTGTTGT